CTATTCGTCTCCATTGCCAGAACGCCCGTCGCATTTCGTGGTATCGCCGTCCACGGCGGCCGGCGACGCGCAGATGATGATCGTCGCAATCATTGCTCCACCCTGCGTATCTGCATGCCGCGGTAGGTCTCCGGCCGATGCTCCATGCAGAACCAGTCCGTCTTGGACTTGTCGCGTTCGAACCCGAAGCCACCCCACCGTTTGCAGCCAGGGTGCTCGCACCAATGCTCGAAGTGTACCGGGGTGGCCGGGTGGGTAGCTGTGCGTTCGTCACTCATCGGTCAGCCCAATCTTCTTTTTCATCGCGTCCCAATATTCCTCGACCGTTTGGGCAGCCTCTGCAGCGGTTGGCTTAAATCCATTGTTCGGCGTGATCGGTGAACCCTTCCAGCCCTTTGGATATGCCCCTGACCACATCCATTGTCCCTTCTTGAGGCTCTCGTGGTCGAGCCGAATTCTTCCAGCGTATTGATCGCCGTCGTAAGCTGCAAAGTCCTCAAGCGGTTTCCCGTCCAGTCCGGTTTCCCCGGGCCAAGTTCGTGCCCATCGGTATTTCTTCTGCCAATTCATCTCACGACATACCGCTAATGGCCGACGTCTGTTCGCTTCATGTTCTCCCTTTGTGGGAGAGTCAACGGGTGCCCTTGTTAAGAAATCTCTGATGCAATGCGAGCATGACCAAGCGCCCGCGGAAACCTTCCAAGCCTCTGCTGATCGATGAAAACGCACCGCTGCAAAGCCGGCCGGTCAAGCGGCGCGATCCAAAGCAGCCTCATCTTCCCTTTGATCCCATGCCGGATCGGGTCGAACCTTGCCTGGCGCTCCTGAAGAGCAAGCCGCCCCAGGGCGATGAATGGTCCTACGAAATCAAATGGGACGGGTATCGCCTGGCTGTGCATATCGAGCCGGCCGGCGTCCGGATCATTACCCGCGGCGGCCACGACTGGACACACAGGTTTCCGGCCATCGCTGACGCCGCCAAAGCGATCGGCCCGACCACTATGATCCTCGACGGTGAGGCGGTGGTGCTCGACGAGCAGGGGCGCTCGGATTTCGGCTTGCTGCAGAACTCCCTTGGTGCCTCGGGCAAGGCAGGCGGCAAGCTGCCATCCCGCAATTCGATCCTATACGCCTTCGATCTGCTCTACCTCGACGGCCACGATCTGCGCGGCCTCGAATACGCGGCTCGCCGTCATCTGCTGGAAGACGCCCTTGACGGGCAGGGGGATGCGATACGGATCTCCGAAGAGTTCGACGGCGACCCGGACGCGTTTCTCGCCCACGCCTGCCGGCTCGGCCTGGAGGGCATCATCGCCAAGCATCGGGACCGGCCGTACCGGTCCGGTCGGACGGGCGACTGGCTGAAGATCAAGTGCATCCAGAGCGACAGCTTCGCGATCATCGGCTACGAGCCCTCAACAGCGCTTCCCGGCGCGATTGCCAGCCTGCTGCTCGGTGCCCGCTACCGCGACGGCTACAAATACGTCGGCAGCGTCGGGACCGGGTTCAAACATGACGAGGCTCGACGACTGAAAAAGATGCTCGACAAAATCAAGACGAGGCTGCCGGTTGACAAGGTCCCGGGCAAGAGCTTGGTGATGACCGGGCCGATGTATGTCGCTGAAATTGAGTACCGCGCATGGACGAACGACGGAAAGCTCCGGCATGCTTCGTTCAAGGGGCTGCGCGATCCCGATGATGTTGGAGAGATCTATCAGTTGCCGGAGTAGGTTTTGAGGCGCGTTTTTTAGCGATCAGTGATTTCAACCGCCCCATCCAAAGAGCGCCGCCGCCCAATGATTTGCTCCATGAGCCGTGGTTGTGGCTGGTTCCCAAACCGATTTTGTATGAATCGTGCCTGCTTGGCGTCGGACGCATAGATGAAACGCACCGCTCCCTCGACTACCTGCCTATTGCATTCCTTGACGAGGCCAGTTTGATCCGTTCGCAGCAGGTCGTTGAGGAACCGCAGGTCGTGGGAAGCTATGAAAAGCAGCCTCGGGCCGATAGGCAGGGCAATATGCCCTTTCTCGCCGTTGAGATTGTTGGATCGAATAACGGGGCGATCGGAAGTCAATAGCCTCGGCCCGGCAATGGGTGTTTCGAGAACCCGCCAGTTCATGTTGTTTATGTGCGTCCCTACGCTGTCATGCTCGAGGAGCGAGTTCAGCACTGTGAACAAATATGCCTCTTTGACGGAGAGAGGCTGACTTATCAGGTACTCGGAGAAGGTCGCCGGATCACTTGGCTCCCGCCATTTCTTATAGCGCTCTTCGCCCTCCGCGTCCGTTCGACCGAAGTCGTCATGCCACCACTCGCGAAAAGCGTCGATGTCCTCGGGACACCGAAGGAGGAGAGACAGGACGAACCGGGTCCACGCCGTGCGGCTTTTGGCGGTCCAGCCCGCATTGTGGCCGTGCCGATAGAGCATTTCCAGTGCGTCTGCCGCCATCGTGTCGATGGGCTTGAAATAGCCCTCCTCGACTTGTTGTGCCAGTTTGGGTTCCCACCCTTTCATCTCGTAGAGGCGGTGTTTGAACCCTGTCGCTTCCGGCGCTTTCGGCTTGGCTACTACCTTGCCACCGTGGACCTTAGCAAACTCTACAACTCTACCCGAGACAGCCCAACGGCTGAGGTAAAAGGCGGGGATATAGTGATGCTTCAATGGCGGATTGTCAGACCTCATGCGCGCGATATAGCAGGAGTTCCAGTCTTAATCGAGCGGTCGAAAAGTTTGATATTCTCTGCAACCCAACGGAAGCCAAAGAGTTAGTTCCCTGAAGGCAAGCTTTCGCTTGGCGCACCCGCCGAACCTCGTTCGATAGGCGAAAACTACAAAAAATAGTAGGTGAGGAAGTACAACCGATTATTGCTTTGGTCGCGCCGTATTCTACAGTACGGCGTGGTTTCTGACAGTTTTTTGACGTCGGATACATTAGCAATTTCAGCGGTTTCTGTTTTAGAAGGTCGATAAAATGCGGGCGGTGGTTGTAGTCCAAGTGAAGAACTCATTCGGGTACCTTCCGGCTTTCATTGCGCACCACCAGCGGCTCGTCGACAAGATCATCATCATCGACCACAATAGCGACCGGCAGTTGAGCGGCCTCGCGAGGGACGGTATCGAAGTCTTCAGGGTTTCTGCCGGCCTCTTTGCTCAAGAGCTCTACGCTGCATACTTCCTGAAAAAGCTGGATCTTAAGCGGGAATTTGACTTCCTGTTCCTGCTCGATGCCGACGAATTCCTGCCTTTCAAGGCCAAGGCAGACCTCTCAACATTCATGGAACAGCACCGCGGTACCGCCGTCACTTCCATGAGGTGGCGCAATGGCTTTCCCGCATCTGCTGGTCCGCTGGACGGGCAGGGGAAGCTCTATTTCACCACCTGGCGCAGCAGCACCCGCAAGCTGATCTACAATTTGCGAAGGCTTCGGGACATTCTGCCGGTGATGGGCAACCATAACGCCAAGTATCCGTTGGCGGACAGTCTGCTGGTCCAGATCCGGCCGATGAGAACCGATAGCGGTCTCGGTTTGCTCCATATCCCTTTTCTTGGGCTGGAAGGCCTGCGCCAGAAGCTCTCCGAGTTCCCAACGCAGTCTTACAGAACGAAGATCATGCGCGACCTCGGGGCTTTGGGCATCTCGTGCAACCTGGCTACCCCGGAGCTCGAGCTCTCCGATCAGGATCTGATGTCGTTCGTCGCAAACTATCGGACGCGGGCGACGGACCTGGTTGCGAACGTCGATCGCTCGTCTTTCAAACCGGCCAGCTTCCTTGATGGGCTTCAGGACGATATATCGAACCTTGCCGCTGATCTTGCCCGTTGCCCCCCGGCGCCAGTAGCGCATGGTTTCGCCGGCGAGGCGGAGCTCGTGAACAGGCTCAGACGGAATCGGGTGTTGGTGAACCGCCGGCTTGCCCGCGCCTTCGGGATGCAGCCTGATGGCACGTATGCCTTCCACGCCCCGGGCGAGGACGTCTCGGCTTTCCAACCGGCAGTCCAACGATACGACGCCCAGCATACCATGGGTTAACGCCGGTTCCGGCTTTCCTTTCACGCGCCGTCAGCCTATAAATTCTGGTGTCTAACCGCGCATCAGTGCGGCTCTCTAAAGGAGCCCGCACGCATGCCCATCATCATCGGCCTTGGCAAAGATTTCGACCTCAAAGACCCGCTGAACCTGTTCGGCGACAAGGCTTCGAGCGACAAGGCGGTTGGGATCAACCCCGCCACGTCCTCGGTGGCATCTGAGGCGTCAGAGGCGACAGAGAAGCCAGCAGAGAGCCCGTCGGTTGACGCAGCGCCCCGCACCCGCGTGGCGGAGCCGAGCTCCGAAATCACGACAGAGCCGGCCCGGGATAATCCCTTTGATGCTGTCCTGAAGCCAGAGACCCCAGAGGTAAACGCCGATGGGTATTCGACTGTCGTCGCGGCGGGGAAGGGCTGGACCGAAGTGGTCGGCGCCGACGGCGAAGTCATCAGGCGTAAGGGCACCCGCGCTTGGCGCAACAATAACCCCGGCAACATCGAATACGGGCAGTTCGCAAAGGGCTTGGGCGCGATTGGCACGGACGGGCGGTTTGCCGTGTTCCCAACCTATGAGGCCGGCCGGCGCGCGAAAGAAAGCCTCTTGTTCGATAGCAAGGGCTATCGCGACAAGACGATCTATCAGGCCATTTCGCGCTACGCCCCGCCGAGCGAAAACAATACCGACTCGTACGCCTCGTCGGTCGCAAAAGCGGCGGGCGTGAGCATCGACACCCCGCTGGCAGAACTTAGTTCCCGGCAACGGGTCGCGGTCCTTGATGCGATGGAGCGTGTTGAGGGCTTCCGACCGGGTCGCGAGATCGTCGGCGGCGTTGTGCGTCAGGGGGAAACTCCCAGCGACGCCACCGCCTATGTTGACCCGATCGTTTCGGCTCCGAACTCCCGCGCAAAGGCTCCCTTGAGTGGATCGGCAAGCGCGCGCGCGATCGTGATCGACGAGACCTTCAAACCCGCCGACGGGCTGGGTGTCTTCGGCGCGGCTGAAAACCCGTTCGCCACCATGGCCGCCGAGCAGGCCGCAAAGGCCGCTGCCACCAAGGAAGCCGTTGCCAACCAGTTCGAAGAGAACCGGAACAACGCTTTCACCGAACGGCATAACGACGATGTCGGGCAACGCGCCGCAACGCTCGAGGCGGAGAACCCCGGGCGATACCAGACCATTGACGAGGATCAGCTGCCCGACTGGCAGCGTCAATGGGAGGAAGCCAACCGCTCGACCGGAATGCTCGGCGATACCGGCCGCATCCTGAAATCCGGTTTCATCGGAATCGGTCAGTCGCTCTCGTTGATCGCCGATACCGTTTTCAATAGGCTTCCCGGCGGCGAGACCTTCCTAAAGGCGTCCGACGACATTGACCGTTGGGTGTTGGGCAACACGCTCGACAAGAAGATGGAGAATGCGGACACCGCAGCCCGCGCATCCGTCACGCCAGCACAGGCCGATGCCGACGCCAAAAACTGGTGGGACGAGGATCGCGGCTGGTTTGGTCCAGCTTGGCGCGACCCACGCAGCTATCTGCGCACCGTCGGCGAGAGCGCGCCCGGTACCGTCGTTACGATGCTGCCCGGCGGCATCCTCGCTAGAGGCGCATACGTCAGGGCGATCGCTGGCGGCGCTACCCAGCGAGCCGCAGCTGCAACGGCTGCCCGCACCGCCACACTTAGCGGCGCGATCCTCGAAGGCGGCATGGCAGCGGGCGATTCGGCGAAGAACGTCCGCGACCGCATCGCAGCTCTGCCGCGCGACCAGCTCATGCAGTCCGATGCCGTCAGGTCCATGATCGAAGGCGGCATGTCCGAAGGCGACGCCATCAAGGCCGTCAGCGAAGATGCTGCGAGCCAGGCCTTCCTTATCTCGGGCGTGGCAACCGGCATGTTCGGCGGCTTAGGTGACCGGGCGCTGGCGAAGATCATCGCCGAAGGCGTCGGCGGTAGCGTCGCGCGTCGTATCGTTGCCGGCGGCGTCCGCGGTGCCGTCGCAGAGGGCATCCTGGAAGAGGCGCCCCAAGGTGCTGCGCAGGCAATTTCAGAGAACGCCGCCGTTCAGAGGGTTGATCCGAACCAATCCCTGACGGAGGGCGTGGGGGAGGCAGTAGCATCGGGCATCGCAGCAGGCGGCGCGATGGGCGGTGCCATGGGCGCCGCGGGCGGCGCAGCGCGTCCAGCCTCCCCCGAATCCATCCCGGGCGTAGATCCCGGTACCGCGGCACCGGCGCCCCAGCCAGCCGGGCCAATCGGCCGCGCTGTCCAGCGTGCCGATGAGGCCATCGCCGCGAGAACCCCACAGGTGGCACCCGCAGCGCCGGCGCCGACCGACGGCCGCCCCGAGGTCGGCGCGACGGTGCGCATAGATGCCGATGGTATCGAGCCCTTCATGGGCCGGATCGATGGCTACGAGGGCGACGAGGCCGTTGTGATCGACAGCGGTAGTGGCGAAATCTACCAGATCCCGATCGGCAATCTGACCCAGATTGCCAAATCTGCCGAGACCATCGAGCGCGAAAACCCGCGCGACGTCGGCCCGGTACCGCTCGACGACAGCCTGCCGGAGTTCTCGACAGATCCCGCGCTTGAGCCGCTGCCGCCGATCGGAGGGGAAGTCACCAGTCAGGGACTTCCTCCGCGCGATCAGCAGAGGCCGGCCACCGAACGGTTCCCCACCGCGCCCGAGGCAGGGCAGCGCGTCATTGTCGACGACAAGAACGGCGGCCGGTTCGCAGCCACCATCAGCACATGGACCGATGGCGGGCAGGAAGCCGTCGTCAAAGATGAAGCCGGCAGGGAATACCAGGTGCCGGCCGATCGCCTGTTCATCAGCAACCAGACCGAAAAGCAGGTCGAAGCCGATGAGCTGAAGCGCAACCCGCCGGTGGAGCGCGACACGGCAGAGATGACGCCGACCCGACGGCGCATTGGCGATAAGACCGTTGAGCTGCCGGACGAAAAACACGCCCGGCTGTTCGACCTTGCCCGTGAACGGTTCGTGTCGAAGAAGACGCTCGGCGCATCCCAGCTCGATATCGAGAACGTCGATAACCCGGAGCTCAAGCGGCTCGCGCGCGAGTTCGGCGTAACCACCACGGCACTCGGCGCGATGGCGGACGATTACCGGTACCGAGTCGAACGGGCAGGCAAGGAAGCCCGGTCGAAGCTCCCCGTGAAAATGCCCCCGGTCAATGAGCGTCGTCTCCGCCAGTGGCAAAACGAGCTTGCGAAGCAGCAGCCGGAGGCGACGGACAGGGCCGACGATCTGTCGCACTGGTGGGACGTCGAGCTGACCGCACAGGGCCGCAAGCAGGTTCTCGACCAGGCGGGCGTGAAGCGCTCCGAGCGCGTGATGTGGCAGCACCTCACGCCGGCGATCCGGAACAAGCTGGCTGCGACCCGGCCTGCACCGGACACCAGCGATGTGGGCGCGGACTTCGCCGTCCATGACGCTGCGACGTCGCCGACCAACGATCTGCCGGAACCGACGCAAGCGCAGAAGGAGGCCGGAAACTACAAGGTCGGTCGCATGCGCCTTGCTGGCCTCGATCTCTCGATCGAGAACCCGGCCGGCTCTGAGCGGAAAGGCACCGATTCGAGCGGAAAGCCGTGGTCGGTGAAGATGCGCAGCCACTACGGCTACATCCGCGGCACCGTCGGCCGCGACAAAGACCACATCGACACCTTCATCCGTCCAGGCACACCCGAGCTCGACGACAGCGCACCTGTGTTCGTCGTCGATCAGCGCAGCGCCAACGGCCGGTTTGACGAGCACAAGGTGATGATCGGCTTCGACACGGAAGCTGCTGCGCGGGCCGCATATCTCGAAAACTACACCGCCGGGTGGAAGGGGCTTGGCGATGTCAGCCCGACCACGATGGGCGAGTTCAAGGCCTGGCTGAAGTCCGGAAAGACGACGGAGGCGTTCGCGCCGAAGTGGTTCGGGTCCCGGGAAAAGGCTGACGCCTATGTCACCAAGCAGGGACTTCGGGTGAGCCACGAGGTTGTCGAGAACGGCAAGCGGTTCGAGGTGCGGGAGAAGGTGAAGGCGGAAGAGCCCGCCACGCAACAAAAACGCGCTCCAAATATGCGCGAGCCGACAGCCGCGACGTTCGAGACCGCAAAGGGAAGTTCCTACGTCGTGAACAGGGACGGCAGCACGACGCGAGACAAAGCGTACCGGCCAGAGCATGGGGAAAAGGAGCAGGGCCCGCAGCCGGCGTCCGATATCACGTTCTACGTGGACGATGAGGGGCTGAACAATCTGGGTGAGTTCCAGACGCAAGGCAGCAAGAAAGCCATCGTGCTCGACAAGGGCCACGCGGCGGTCAGATACCTCGACGGGCCTAACGCTGGTGGCGTCGAGAAGCGTACCGTCACCAAAGTATTCGAGAAGCCAGCCGTGGGCCTGTATCCGGTCGAGTTATGGAAAGACGGCAGCCGCGTCCACTTTGGCAATGCCATAACGTCAGTGGGCGAAGCGCCGGCAAAATCTGCGAATCCGGCGAAGGTCTCTGGCGCGGACGTCCGTGAAGTCTTTCGTTCGAAGGAGTTCAAGAAGGCATACGCGGACATAGCAGCGACCCAGATGGGCACGCCGCATCCGGAGAGCTCAGTCGCGTATGAAATGGCGCGCGGTTGGCTCGACCAGAAAGCGGGGCGCCCGCCAACAAACCAGCCGGTATCCAAGGGGACCTCAGATCCGATCGAGCCCTATTACATGGGCTATGCCGCGGCCCGCGACGGGAAGGCGCGTGTAATTCGTGCCTCCGATCAAGAAGCAGCTTACGCGGATCTTTCCGGCGCTCCGTCCGCGCCGACGCCGTCGCCCAAACAAAAGCCGAGCGTCACCCAGAACACCGTTTTCACGGAAGACGCTGCCGAGAAGGCGCGCGCCCTCCTGCGCAAGAAGCTGTCCGGCAACACCCTCAACGCCGGCCTCGATCCCGAGATCATGCAGGCCGGCATCACGCTGGCCGGCTACCATATCGAGAAAGGCGCCCGGACCTTTGCCGCGTACGCCAACGCCATGGTCGGCGATCTCGGCGAGACCGTGCGCCCCTACCTGAAATCGTGGTATATGGGAGTGAAATACGATCCTCGCGCTGCAGGGTTCGACGGGATGTCGAGCGCGGCCGAGGTCGAAGCCGCTGACATCGACACCATCACAGGAGAGCCCGATGAACCTGCAGAACTGGATCGAGCTGGGTCGGCAGCATTGGAAGGAGCATCTTCCGAGGCGGTACCGGGAACTGACAAAAGCGGGGACGCTCGACCAGGCGCTGAACCACGCGGCCGAGCAGACGTATCGGGAGACGAGCGCGCTGGAGCAGGCCGGGTTCGGTCCGGACGAGGCGTGGCAGATGAGCCGCGAGGATTACTTGCTGCTACCGCCAGAGGGCAGCGAGCCGAAGACGGAGACCTCTTCGATCAGCCACGAAGCCGTGAAGGCAGCGGCAGCGGGCCAGCGAACAATTCCGGCGAGGTAGAAGGGCCTTTCGGCCCGATCTTACGTGGCTATGAAGGCAAGTGGCGGGAAGCAGCTCTTGAGCTCGAGCGCCGACAGACGGGGGACGCGATCGGCGCCCTCAATCATCCGGACGTTGGCCCCATTGATCTCGTGTGGGGGAATGCCGGCACCAACCAGGGCAATGGAGCCGGCCTCGCCAAGCTCTTGGCATGGCATCCAGAGGTGCTCGGCGATCTCCAAGGTTTCATCAACCGACTTCACGTTGACAAAGATCGCAGCACCACGCGCCGGATCCAGCTCCGCGACGACAATGGCAATGCCGGCGTCCGTCTCGATTATGACGGTAGCGCAAAAACTTGGCTGCTGACTGCGTATGAGACTGGTTCGCGGCGCACCGAAAGAAGTTCACGCCGTCTCAGTGCTTTGTGGGGTGACCAGGCTACGCCGACCCCGCCGCGAACCACTGAGAATATAAGCGATCAGCTCAAAAATGTCCAATCGGCTGTGACGCCGGCGCAGCAGCGCCCGGTCGATTTCACAATCACGGATGCCGATCGCCTCGGCGAGGGCGGTCAGAAGGCCAAATTTAACGGAAACGTTAAGGCCATAAAGATCCTCCGCCAGTTGGACGAGGAGAAGCGTCCGGCTACCCGCGACGAGCAGACGTCGCTTGCGCAATGGGTTGGCTGGGGTGGTCTCCGAGCCGCGTTCTACCGTGAAGACGGCAGTGTCACCAAGGGATGGGAGAAGCAGGCGGCCGAACTGAAGACGTTGCTCACTCCGGAGGAATACAGCGCCGCGGAATCCTCGACGAGGAACGCGCACTATACCGCGCCGGAGATCGTATCGGCAGTTTGGGACATCGCGCGCCGCCTTGGCTTCCGTGGCGGTCAGGTTCTTGAACCGTCAGTCGGTGCCGGCAACTTCCTCGGCCTTATGCCCGGTGAAATCCGGGATGCAGCCCGGGTCACGGGCGTGGAGCTCGATCGTGTTACCGGTGGCATCGCCAAGAACCTCTATCCCGGCGCCAACATCCAGAGCCCGATCGGGTTCGAAAAGCTCGTGGTGCCCGATGATCATTTCGATCTCGCTATAGGCAACCCGCCGTTCGGCTCGGAAAAGGTCTATGACAAAGAAAGGCGGCACCTCAACAAGCTTTCCATCCATAACTTCTTTTTCGCGAAGAGCGTGGAAGCGCTCCGGCCCGGCGGTCTCCTGGCCATGGTGGTCACAAACCGATTCCTTGACGGTCAGTCGGCCTCAGCGCGTAACCTGATCCACAGCAAGGCTGATCTTGTCGCCGCGATCCGGCTGCCCAATGACGCCTTCCTGAAAAACGCCGGCACTGAGGTTACGACCGATATCGTCATCTTGCGCAAGCGGATGCCGGGCGAGACGCCATCGTCGAGCGCCTGGCTTGAGGTGAGCGACTATCGTGGCCGTGACGGGAAGCCGGTGCCGCTGAACCGGTACTTCATCGAAAACCCGGAGATGATGCTCGGCGAGTTCGGCGCCTTCGGTTCGATGTATGGGCCAGATGAGCCCGCCCTCATCGCTCGAGGCGGGCAGGACACCTCGAAGGAGCTTGCGCGCGCGATCAGGTCGCTGCCGGAAAACATCATGGTCGAGCCAGGCACGGTCGCAACCGAGACTGTCACTGTGCCGGAAACCGTGACGGACGTGCAGGTCGGCGCCATGTTCGCCGCTCCGGACGGCACCATTCACCAGCGTATGTCCGATTCTATCGGCCAGCCCGTTTCCGCTGCCGTCAAATTCCCGAACGACACCGCCCGCGATCGTGTCGCGGGCATGGTCCGTGTTCGCGATGCTTTCTCTCGTCTCCGCCGTGCGCAGATCGACGAGAAGGCCACCGACACCCAGCTCGAAAACCTGAGAAAGCGGCTCAACACCGTCTACGATGCGTTCGTCAAAAAGCACGGGCCGATCAACGCCGACGCCAACAAGCGGCTCTTTCGCGATGATCCGACCTGGCCGCAGATCTCCGCGCTCGAAAACGGGTTCGACAAGGGCATCAGCGCAACTGCCGCAAAGGCGACGGGGGAGAAGGCGAGGGCTCCGAGCGCAGACAAGGCCGCTATCTTCACCAAGCGGACCCAGCAGCCATACCGGCGCCCGACCACCGCCAGCACCGCCAAGGATGCCCTGACGACGGTCCTCAACGATCTCGGCCGCGTGGACCTCGACGCAATGTCGCGCCTGTACCGCAAGCCGCAGGAAAAGATCGTTGAGGAGCTCGGGCCGCTGTTGTTCAAGACGCCGGACGGCGCCTACGTCACGGCTGACGCCTATCTGTCCGGCAATGTGAAGCAAAAGCTGGCGGAGGCGGAGCGGGCGGCAGAAACGGAACCGGCTTTCCGCCGCAACGTCAGTGCGCTGCGCGACATCATTCCCACTGATATTGATGCAGTCGACATCGATGTGAAACCAGGTGCGCCTTGGCTCCCGGCGAAGCACGTCGAAGACTTCCTTCAGCGGGTCTCCGAATCCCGTGCCAAGCCTTCAGCGTTCTACTCTGCCGCCAACGCCCGGTGGGTAATCAGCGTTCCGGCCGGGACGCCTGCTGCCCAAACGCTCTATGGCACCGACCGCGCATCCGTCGAGACGGTTCTGAACGCTGTGCTGAACGGCCAGTCGGTCACCATTCATGATCGCAATTCGGACGGCAGCACCTCGATCAACCAGCCGGCCACCGACGCCGCGAACGAGAAAGTGGAGCGGGTCAAGGCCGAGTGGCGGCGCTGGATCTGGGAGCAGGACGCCCGCCGGGAAGAACTGAGCCGGCTCTACAACGACACGTTCAACACCGACGTGCAGCGGGTTTACGACGGCTCCCATCTCTCTCTGCCTGGCAAGGTGGGCGACGACATCATCAGCCTGCGCCCGCACCAGAAGAATTTCATTTGGCGGACGTCGCAATCCGGTACCGCACTTGCAGACCATACCGTCGGCGCCGGCAAAACGTTCGCCGCGATCGCATCCATCATGGAGAAGCGCCGCCTTGGACAGGCCCGCAAGCCAATGCTGGCGGTGCCAAACCATCTTGTGGGGCAGTGGGCAGCCGACTTTGTGCGCCTGTACCCGGGCGCCAAGGTGCTGGCCGCGACCAAGAAGGATTTCGAGAGGGATAACCGCAAGCGGCTGTTCGCCCGTGTCGCCACCGGCGATTGGGACGTCGTGATCGTCGCTCACTCGTCGTTCGGCAAGATCGGGATGAACCCGCAATACGAGGCGGATTTCATCCAGCAGCAGGTCGATGATCTTGAGGATTCGATCAGCACGCTCCGCCGCAACACCGGCGAGAAGTCGCGCAACGTGGCGCAGCTCACGAAATGGCGCGACAATCTCAAGGCCAAGATGGAGCGCCTTCTCGACTCAGGCAAGAAGGATGACGGACTGACGTTCGACGATCTCGGCGTGGATGCCCTCTATGTCGATGAGTTCCACGAGTTCAAGAACCTGCCGTTCGCTACCAGCATGACGCGCGTGGCCGGCCTCGGCAACCCGTCCGGCAGCCAGAAGGCTACCGACATGTACATGAAGATGCAGTTCGTCTTGGAGAAGACGGGCGGCAAGAACGTCGTTACCCTGACCGGCACGCCCTTGAGCAACACCATGGCGGAAATGTACACCGTCCAGAGGTATCTCGACGGCGTCGCCCTCAAGAACCTTGGCGTCTCGCACTTCGATGCCTGGGCGCGCGTGTTCGGCGAAGTCGTCTCCGATTGGGAGCTCTCGCCAAGCGGACAGTACAAGCTCAACAGCCGGTTCGCGAAGTTCGTGAACATGCCCGAGCTGATGCAGCGCTATCTCTCCTTCGCCGACGTCATCACCAATGACGACATCAAGGCGCAGCTGGCCGCGATTGGTAAGAAGCTGCCGCTGCCGAACGTCAAAGGCGGCAAGCCAACCAACATCACCGTCGAGCGGTCCGCTGACCAAGCGTCGTTCATCGGCGAAGGCAAGTCCGACGATAACGGCAACCTCATGTTCCCTAAGGGATCGCTGGTCTGGCGCGCTGAAAACCTGCCGAAGAAGGCAGAGAAGGGCGCCGACAACATGCTGAAGGTCATGTCAGACGCCCGCAAGGCTGCGCTCGACATGCGCCTGATCGATCCGAGCTACGCGGACTATGCCGGCTCCAAGGTCAGCCGCGCCGCCGATGAAATGAAGCGTATCCACGACAAGTGGGCCGGCAAGCGCGGTACCCAGCTCGTGTTTATCGACCTTTCGACGCCGAAGAAGGCAAAGGCGCGGGAGGAGGCGGAGCTCCGCGACCTTATGCGGCGCGCCGAGGAAGGTGATGAGGCTGCTCAGGAGAAGCTCGACAATATGTCGCCGGATGATTTTCTGGCGCTGCAGAGCTCATTCTCAGTCTACGATGATCTTCGCGAGAAGCTGATCGCCCGCGGCATCCCTGCCGAGGAAATCGCCTTCATCCACGACGCCAACACCGAAGCGCAGAAAGAGGACCTGTTCGGCAAGGTCCGTTCGGGCCGGGTGCGCCTGCTGTTCGGCTCCACGCCAAAGATGGGCGCCGGCACCAATGTGCAGAACCGCCTCGTCGCTCTCCATCACCTGGACGCGCCTTGGCGCCCGTCAGACCTTGAGCAGCGCGACGGCCGCGGCATCCGCCAGGGCAATGAGCTCTATGCAGAAGATCCGGACGGATTCGAGATCGAGATCCTGCGCTATGCGACCAAGAACACGCTCGACGCGCGGCAGTGGCAGGGCATCGAGGCCAAGGCGCGCTTTATCCAGCAGGTCCGCAAGGGGAACGTGAAAACCCGCGAGGTCGAGGACATCGCCGGCGAAGCGGCAAACGCTGCCGAAATGAAGGCGGCCGCCTCTGGCAACCCGCTCATCCTCGAGGAGATGGAAACCCGCCGCAAGCTCCGCCAGCTCGAGTCGCAGTCGGTCGAGCACGACCGGGAGCAATATCGCATCAAGGGCAAGATCCGCGCGCTCACTGATGAGATCTCGACCTTGGAAGCGCGGTCTGACGCCGTTACCGCCGACGCGGCGAAGGCCGAGGCTGTCTCGACCAAGCCGTTCGCGGCGAAGTTTGACGGACAGGACTTCGACAAGCCGAAGGAATTTGGCGCGGCTCTCGCAGCTGCGATGCGTAAGGAGCTCATCGAGAAGACAGGCGATCTCCCGACCGGCGCCTATGGCGATTTCAAGATCTCGATCGCCCATGACCATACCAATGCGTTCAACGTCAGCGTCACGGGCGAACGCGACTATGACGTCTATGTCCTCGATGCCGCCGACGTGGACGCAACCGGCCTCGGCATGCGTGTCATCAACACGGTGAAGAAGCTGGCCGCTGTCCCGGCGCTGGACCGGGAGCGCATCAACGAGGCGCGCGGACAGATCCCGGCTCTGGAAAAGCAGATCGGACCGTGGACCGGTGCGCAGGATCTGAGCGAAACTGCCGAGCGTCACCGCCGGATCGTCGATGCGCTGAAGCCGAAGAAGCCAGGCGCAGCGAACGCCGCCGCCGTCGATGTTGGAGTGATCCAGAACAAGCGGCCCGACCCGGTCGGTAAGGGCGACGGCCGCCTGATCTCGCAGCCGGCGCCGGAGCGGCGCGAGGGCGAGGATCTGCAGGCCTGGGGCCGCCGTGTCATACTTGAGAAGGGCAGGGCGACCGGGAACGAATATCTGCTCGCGCTCGACGATGACGGTTCCGTCGTCGAGTTCGGCACCGCGAACGATCCGCACACGACAGGGTCAAACAATAAGATGGTTTCGGCCGCCTTGAACCCTGATCGACGGATCGTCCTCTACCACAACCATCCGAACGGGCGTCCACTTAGCGGTGCCGACATCGCTATCCTTACCCTGCCTGGCCTCCATTCGGTCTATGCCTTCGGCCACGACGGGATCGACTATAGGGCATCCGCAACGCCAGAAATGCGTGAATACCTCGTCGCCAGCAAAGACCCCTACCAGGACCAGAGGACGACGACGGCGAACATGCGCATCGTCCTCGACGAGGTGGATCACTTCCTGAATGCCGCAATCGCCGCTGGCAAGGTCGAAAGAGCCGTGGCGGAGGAGGGCTATGACCACGCGATGATGTTCATTGCGCAACGCGCGGGCATTATCGACTTTTCCAGCAACAAGGCGTACGATCCCCAGATCATCCCCGGTTTCGACCGGAAGATCGACGAGGTCGCAGCGCGACTTTCAAAGGCGTTCTTCAAAAATGGCAGACCGAGCTCTAGGCCTGATAGATCCACCGTCCCCGTTCGACACGTTGCAGACGTGGCAGGACTGGTCGCGCAGCGTGAGCAAGTGGCCGGAGCACGAGCCGGAGCGACAGGTCTATCTGAAGCAGGCGCGCGAACAGATTCGCCGGAAGTCGGCAAAGGAAGACGCGTAACCCAAGCCCGCCTCGCTCGTGAGCTCAATGGCCGCCTGATCGACATCCAGCCGGCCATCCTGAAAACCATCCCGCTCAACTATTTCACGGACCTTGCGCGCCCGACCATGACGGCCGTCGGGGACTATCTCCGCGTCAAACGTCTTATGGACGCGTTCCGTGGTCAGAAGCACGCCGCTGCCGACGAGATTGCTGGCGACTGGCTGAAATACATCCGGCTCGGATTCATGGGCAAGGACAAGTCCAAGGCGCAGGAACTGTCCGACCTGATGCACGACGCCACCCTGGCTGGCGTGGATCCGGCAAAGACGGACGACGAGACGAAAGCCAAAGCCGGCTATGAGGGGCTTCGCAAGAGGTTCCTCGCAATGTCGCCTAAGGGTCGCGCGCTCTATGTCAATGTCCGCGATGCCTATTGGGAGCAGCAGCGAGAGCTTGACGATATCCTGCTGGACAATGTCCGGAAGGCGCAGGAGATCGCGCTGGCGCGGGCCGACGAGCGCTACAAGCGCACCATGCAGCAGATCAGGGATCGCGGGCTTACCGGCCCCGATCGCCGCAAGGCCGAAGAGGATGCCACGAGCGCCCACAAGGCCGAGACCACAAAGCAGCGCTGGGCGGCGAAAGCGCGGATGACGAAGCTCCGCATCGCGTTCGAGAACAATCGGGTGGAAGAACCATACTTCCCGCTTGGCCGTTTCGGGCGATATTTCGTCACCGTCAGAGATCTCGACGGCACCGTCCTGACGTTCTCGAAGTTCGAGCGTGCCGCCGATCGCGATCGGTTCGCCGCTGATGTCCGCCGGGACTATCCGAACGGCAAGGTGGAAGTGGGTGTCATGGAGCAGGGTAGCGACCTGCGCCGAGCCATGGACCCTCGCATTGTTGCCGAGATCGAGGAGATCTTGGGCGGCGCCGGCGTCGATGGCGAAATCATGGACCAGATCTGGCAGCGATATCTGGAAAGCATGCCGGATCTTTCTTCCCGCAAGCGCTACATCCATCGCAAGGGCACGTCGGGCTATTCCGGCGACGCCCTTCGTGTGTTCTCGTCGCACATGTTCCATAGTGCTCACCAGCTCGCCCGCCTGAAATACGGCCTCGAGCTCCAGGATCTCGTCGACAAGACGTTCGACCAGGCGAAGGAAGCCGATGATCCGACCCGGGGCGTCACACTGGCAAACGAGCTCTCCAAGCGCCACGATTGGGTTATGAACCCCACCGGCAGCAAGGTGGCGCAAACCATGACCAGCGCTGCGTTCGTCTGGTTCCTGGCCGCGTCGCCGGCCGCCGCCGCGGTGAACACGTCACAGACCGTCATGCTCGGCCTGCCGATCCTCGCGGCACGGTTCGGCAAAGTGACCAAGGCGTCTCAGGCGCTGATCGGTGCGGGCTACGATTCGATCAAGGGCAAAGGCTCCGTCGTGAACTCCTCACTTGCCCGCGACGAACGGGAGGCGATGAGATCGTTCTACGATTCCGGCCTAATCGATCGGACCCAGAGCCATGACCTTGCCGGTGTTGGCGATACTGGCGTCTCCTATTCGCCGCTGCGCGCCCGCGTGATGGGGGTCATCTCCTGGGCGTTCCACAGGACTGAGGTTTGGAACCGGGAGGTTACCGCTCTGGCGGCCTACCGAATGGCACGAGATGCCGGCCAGACCCAGATGGAGGCGATCGATACCGCCCACGATCTGACATGGAAGACGCATTTCGACTATTCCAACTCGTCGCGGCCGGCGCTGATGCAGAACGATCTTGCCAAGGTCGCTCTCGTGTTCCGCCAGCACAACATCAACATGCTCTATCGACTGTTCCGCGACGTCCAGCAGTCCGTCGCGGGCGAGACGCCGCAGGCCCGTAAGGAAGCCCGGTACCAGCTCGCCGGCGTGGTCGGCATGATGTCGCTGATGGCTGGTGTTACCGGCACGGTCGGCTTCAATCTTGCCATGGCCGTCGCCGGGATGGTGTTTGGTGACGACGATGATCCGCTTGAATTCGCGGAGCAGTTCAAAGCCGACGTGGTCGATATCCTTGGGCCCGAGCTCGGCGGAGTGGTCCTCAACGGCGTTCCGGGCCATTACCTCGGCGTCGATCTCTCCGGCCGCATCGGTATGCCGGATCTCTGGTTCCGGTCGCCGACGCGGGAGCTTCAGGGCAAGGACGAGTATATGTACTGGCTTAGCCAGACCTTGGGCGCCACGGTCGGGTTGGGGCAATCGCTCTTCCTCGGCGCGTCTGCGATGATGGAGGGCGATGTTGCCCGCGGCATCGAGATGGCAGCGCCAAAGGCGATCAGGGACGTCCTGAAATCCTACCGCTACAGCACCGAAGGCCTGACCACCTATAACGGCGACGAGATCCTGTCCGCGTCAAACGTGTCCTGGCACGACGTCGTCGCTCAAGGTATCGGCTTCACGCCGGCCCGGATTGCCGAAACCTATGACCGAAGCACCGCCCTCAAAAATGCGGAACGAAACGTGCTCGACGAGCGGCAAAGGCTTGTGAACAAGTGGGCCATGGCGGTCATGGCGGATGAGGAGACGGGCGACGCCTTGGCTGCGATCCAGAAGTTCAACGCCTCTCCGAGGAGCGCCGGCGTTCCGATCAAAAAGGAAACATTGCAGCGGTCGATCAAAACCCGCACGAGCAATGCGGCTAAGCGCGATGAGGGCGTCCTGATCCGCAACGAGGTGCTTGGGCGTCGCCTGCGCGAGGCTCTTTCCGAGAGGATCTATGATTAATTGGCTCGTCCCCTGCCCATTCTACCACTTCGGATACGTCCGTCAGTTCATGGAGGAGGGCAGGGATATGTGGGTGCTCTTTGACGAGGACGGCGACGTCGTTTGCTCGACAGAAAACCGGTCGGAGGTGTTTTTCGAAGCCGCCGACCGGGAAATCAAGGTGATGATGCTGAACTAGGCGCCGAGCTCACGTATGGACAAGCGAAACGATCAGTGATCGATTGCGGGTTCCGAAATCAGGGGTGGCCTATGGTGAAAGAGCTTAATGCAGCCCGCGCGTTCCTGGGATTGATCGCCTACATCTCTCTGCAGGCGATGATCATCCTACTCTTCTTCATCCGGTTGGAGGATAGCGTCAGGCTGCCCACAGCCTTCATTATGGCGGCCATCGGTGGCCTTGCCATTGCAGGTTTCGTGAAGGTCGGTCGCGCTCGCGATGAACTAACCGCTACCCGGAACGGGCGTCTTTCCTAGCGCCCCAGCCCGATCGCATCCTGGCGAGCTGCTGAAATCACGCTCTTCAGCGAGTCGGGCCATTGCTCTTCCGGAACGCCTCTTGCGGTGAGCTCTTCCGCGATCCGGACCGGGCTCTGCCCCTGCCGGACAGCCTGATCCGCAGCTGCGACGACTTCCGCGGGGGAAGGTGCGGGCGCAGCTGCCGCCGGGCGCTGGGCCGGTGCCGCGGGTTGCTGCGCTACAGGTTTGCCAGTGGCGGTATCGACGACGACTTTCCGGCCGCTGCCGGCAGCGGGAGCCGCCGGCGCCTGCGCCCCGATACCGGGTTGGCTGCCTTGCAGCTCCAGTTCCGCACCGATGAGCTTTTCCTGCTCTTCACGGGGCAGATCGTCGAACTTCTTCTCCTCGCCAGCCAGACCGCCGTCGAGACGCTTGCGCAGCGCCGTGATCGCATCGCCGCGCTGTTTGTTCTCGCCGGTGCCGTACTTCTTGTCGATCTGCTTTTTCTGCTCGTAGGTTTTGAGCTCGTCGGCCTTTTCCGTGGCCTTCGCCCGGGCGGCCAACTGGCTTTGCCACGCCGCCTCCGGATTGAGGAACGTTGAAACCAGGCGCGGCAGATCGTTGAGCTGAACATCCTGCTCGACATCCTTGCCGTCGGGAGTTTTCAGGCGAAGACGATAGCCAGCGAGTGCGCCATCTGGGGTCATGATCTTGTCGTGCCCTTGCACCTCATAGCCGTGATCGATGTAACCCTTGAGGCTGCCTGCCTTGATGACGTCAGCCAGCGCCCCGTCCGGATCGCCGGTCTGGGCCTTGATGAGGGCGCCCATGGCGAGCTTGGCGCCTTCTTTCGCTTCGACCGACTCGCCCCACTTCATTACCTCCCGGGCAGAATTGAGATCGCCGTTGGCAAGATAGGTATTCTTGAGCTTCGGCAGGGCATACGAGCTCCAGAAGGAATCGAAGTCGCCTGGCTTCGCGGTGCCCGACGCCACACGCGTGTCGAACTCCTTCTGCGCGTTCGCGCCGATGCTGGCCACGGTTTGGCGCTGGGTTTCCGACCGCTCATATTCGGCGTCGGCGCGGGAGTTCAGCACGTCCTGACGGGCGTCCTGCTTATCTTGTCGCTCCATCTGCCGATCGAGCATTGCCGTGCGCTTCTCGTCCTGCTCTTCGGCCATTCGCATCTTCTGCGACTGCTGAAAGCCCTGCATAAAGCCACCGAGACCAATTCCAATGCTCATGCCGCCATCCCCGCGCTCTTACCGAAGTCGCCAATGCCGATCGCCTGGCCGAGTTTCGTAACCTTCTTGTCGAGATCCTGAATCGCCTTCATCGAAATGCCGATGGCGTCCTGGATCCCGATGCTCTTGCCATCGCCCTTGCCGGTCTGCTTCTTGAAGTCCTGCGCGTAGGTGCCGACGTGACGGCCGCCGTCTTCGACGCCCGGTTTATAGTCCCACTCCTCGACGGGCATGTTGTTGACCGCCTCGAGGGCCTTGCCGTCGGCGATCGGTTCTTTGTTCTCTTTCGCGTTTTCGTCGGACGTGAATTTGAACATGCCGGCGACACCGCCAAGGAAACTGCCCAATCCCGCGGCGTTCTGGCCGGCCAGTTCCTGTTCTGCCCGCCAGTTCTGGCTCTGAATGCCGTACTGTTGAGATAGAAGGCCACCCATGCCGGCATAGCCCTGCATCGCGCCGGAATAGCCCTGCGAAACGATGCTGGGGGCGGCAAGAGCTTGGGCGTTGGTGGCCTGATTGCCCGACAGCGCGGTACCGCTCGCCGCGACGCTGCTGCCCGCAGCGGCGGCCGACTGTGCCGGCAGGCCACGGCCGAGGTTCGCAACATCCGCCTTAAGAGCCAAGCCCTTGTCTCGAACGGAAGTTCGCGCGAGGTTCGCCGCGCTGGCCTCTGCCAGCGTCGTGTTCATGTCCGTGGTGGCCTTGATACCGGCGAACCGACCAGATGCCGGGTTGATGCCCATCGCGGACGCCTGGCGCTCGTTGGTTGCCCGAGCAGCCGCGGCGGCGGTCTGAACGTCTCCTCGCGCCTCGGCCGCGGCCTCGGCCTGGCGTTCGGGAGTGGCGTAATTGGACGCTTCCTTGATAAACTCGTCTTCGATCGGCTTGAACGTGGTCTCGTAACGTTCTCGGTCCTTCCGGGACCAGTTGGCCTGATCGGTCGCCAATCCCAGCTGTTGCGTCGTGATTTGCTTTGTCAGCGCGTCGAGCTCGGCCTGCCGTTCGGTCGAGACCGCGAAAGCATCTTTCGCGAAAGATAGCCACTGCTGGCCGGTTTCGGCCTGCTTGAGGGCGGCCTCACCGATGCGCGGGTCCGCCTCTGGGGCGCTCGAACTTCCTTTACCCATTGTGCAACCTCTTTTGGAGAGATCGCACCTCGTGCGCGACGGTTTTCAACGTTTTAGACGATTGCGACCGGTTTTTCCAGCGAAACGCTCGGGCAGCCAGCGACATTCCCTTCGCAGCATTCCGTATATAACCAGATCCTCTCCAGCGTGCCCCGCCTCGCGCAGGACGCCCTCACGGTTCCACCCGAATCCTTCGCAGAAAGCGAGCGACGCGGCGTTATTCACTGACACAAACGCGCCGACGCGATGGTACCCACACTGGATGAAGGGATAGGCGAAAACCCGGAGGATGAACTCTCGCGTGAGCCACCGGCGGCTGCCGTCCGATGCAACGCTGATCCAGCAGCCATTCGGCGAGAAATTGTCGAAGACGACAACGCCGATGAATTCGCCGTCCGAGCGGATGCCGATCGCCTTGGCGTCGTCGCGAAACTTGCATCCCTCGATGCGAGCTTCTGCCCAAGCGATCATCTCCTGCTTCTGCTCGTAAACGACTTCTTTCACCGAATAAGCCTCTGCTGGATTGCGGCTGCAACCGAATTGAGCCGATCGCTGATCTCCCGCAGATCGGCGAGCAGCGAGTTGAAGTCCGCCATGGTCGGATCTGCGGCCAGCGTCTGGGTTTTCAGTTTGGTGATGTTGAGCAGCTCGGCGACGTCCTCGATCCGGACAGCAGCCTTGCGGCGCACCTCCCTGTTTCGCGATCCGTCGAGCACCTCGAGCTTTTCAAGTTCCCGGTTATTCATCATGCCATCCTCAGTTCATCGATCATCCCGGCGATGATCAGCTGCGTGACCTGGACGTTGGCGCTCACATCGATCTCCCAGCAGCGGTGCTTTGACTTTGCGGGAAGGCGGGTAATCTGGCCGGCCTTTGTCGCGGAGAAAACCAGTTGCTTGTCGCCATAGACGTTGATGACGATGCCGTCATAGGTGGGATAAGGCAGCAGCAGGTCGCCATTGACCGCTAATTTGTTCAGCGCCATGTCGTTGATCGATGAAAGGAGGCTCTCCGCGGCGAAGATAGCCTGGTTGGCCGCCAGGATTTCAGCCAGTTCAGCCTCGATGTTCGACTGGCTCTTTAGGCTCACTCCCTCGCCGAGATCGACGAGCAGCGCGCCGAAGTTGGTCGGCTTGCTTAGCCAGAATTCCTTTGAGCGCCAGTAGAAGGTCTCAGGCGCGCCGTCCGGCGAATCGAACCGGAATATGCCCGGCTCGTTGGGGCGCTTGAAATACAGGCCCTCGTCGTCCGGAGCGAAGAATACCGCGCTTGCCGTCTCGTCCGCCCTCACAAGGAACTGCGCCGCGTTGATGTTGATCATCAGCGCGCCGCTCATTCGGTTTCCGGTGGCGTCGAGGGTGTCGTAGAACAGCACATAGTTGCCGAGGTGCTGACCTGCCACGATCGTTGATGGGGCGAGGGCGAGCCACGCATCGCGGTCGAACAACTCCGACGTCGCCAGGGTCACGGACCCATCGGCACGGACCGCGACCAACCCGAGATTCGATGGGTAGCAGATTGCGAAACCGAGATCGACGATGCCTCTGGCGTTGATGCAGGGGGACGGTGCTTCCATCTTCTGGCTCTGCATCGAGTCGGGGGCGGACCCCGACATGATGTAAGGTTGAGCCTCAGTCATAACGACCAGGGTCGAACCGATCGCGCGAAGCCCGACAACGGCGCTGTCACAGGTCTGGATGTATTTTTCCGGCCAAGCGTGCGGCCGCCAGGGCTCGCAGAAGTAAACGTCCTTCCCCTTGAACGCCGCCATCATCCCGTTGGGCATAGCCACCAGGCCTTGGAGATCGTCAGGAGGCGTGTTCCAATCCGCCGACGAGAGCGGCTCTTGGAACGCATCCACGGCGATATTGTCGACATAGTCGCCGGCCGAGGCAGCCCGTTCTGCGATGAGATAGAGGTAGGTGCCGGTGTTACCCGTCTGGGACCGATAGATGCGCTGCTTCGAGATCGCGCGGCCTTCAGGCGCCGCAGCAAAGCCCGAGAGGGTAATGGTTTGTCCCGGTTTCCAGTCAACGATGTTGGAGGCGGGGCAGGGAGCCGACTCCTCGCCGAAGTCAGTCACGAAGGTATAGACATAGGTGCGGCTTTGGACGTCTCCGGTGCCGGTGCCGGATAGGGCGGCCGTGAGGGCTACTGTCGGCCTGGCAACAGCGAGACCATAGACCGTGCTCCCGATCCGCATCTTCGGTACGCCGTCGCCGGTGTAGTAGAGCCGATCCTCGGCGACCGGCCCGGGCGCGGCCGAGATATCACCGGCCCATGACAGCCACGTGTCGAGATGACGGTATATCGTCCGATGGTCGGCCCCGCCGGCGCTCGCTCCTGTCGCCGTAGGTTTGTTCGTCGGAGACAGAGCGCCGTCGTTGAGGCGCAGATTGAACGCAGCGGTCGCCGCGGTCTCCGGCAACAGCCGCGAGGTGATGAGAGGCTTTTCGCCGGCAAATGCTGATATCTTGATGACCGGCATGAATATTCACCTCGGACGGTCAGATCGGCCAGTAAGCCGGATTGCTGGCGTAATCGGACGGTATCGAGCTCATGCTCTTTATGTCGCTCGCCGCGAAGATATGCCGGGACTTGTGGCCCAAAGCGGCATAGCCAAATCGCAGGACGGTCGGCGCGTCCATGGAGACCCGCGAATTGTCCGCCGCGATCCATTTGAACTCCGCCGGCGCGTGCGGATCGAGGAGCTGCTGCCACGCAAGGTTCCCGGCCTCTGCGCCGAAAAGCATCATCGCGTCAGATGCGGCCTTGTGCGCACCCATGATGTTCTCACGTGCCTCTTCGTCGGCCTGGTAGAGGACGCCCTCAAATGTGAACCCGGCGGCTATGCGCCGATCGCGTTCGGCGTCTACATCATCTGACGAGGGTGGAAATACTTCTGGATCCGGCTCTTCGACGGGAGGCGCGATTGCGACATAGGTCCAGGCGCCGTCCCGAAACGCCCTATCTTTTCCTGCGATCGGTTCCGGCGGTGCAACGGTTGTCGCATACGCCGGAATGAGAAACGGCAGGGAAGGGTCACCTTCAGGGTTTTCGAGAGGGTCAGGATCAGCCTGTCCGATCGCCACAAAGAAGCCGCTCACAGGGTGATAGTGATAAATATCCATCTTCCGCCTCCTCAGATCTTGATGAAGTAGTGCAACGCGACGTTGACAGGGCGGGTTTCAGCCGCTGTCCTGACCTGCCTGGAGCTGTCAAAGTCGACGCGCGAAGCGGTGGCCGTGCCGCTACCGCCGCCTCGGCTCCACGAATCCGTAGCCGCCCCGAAGTAGAAGAATGCCCCGTTGGCGGCGCCGGGCAAAGTGCCACCCGCACTACCGGTAATTGGCTGCATGGCATCTCGCTGGAACGAACCTATGGATCGTCCACCGTCGAGCGTTCGACCAAATCCCTCCATCCCACGAATGAACGCACCGCGAAGATCGGGAACGTTGAAAGTCGTGGCCCCATCACCAAGTCCCCACAAACTCGTCAGATAAGTGTGTGTCCCCGACTGAGTTCCTGAAGTGTTGATAGGGACAGGAGCTATGTCAGAGGTCGACAAATAGAACGTGTCGACACTGACAAAGATGACGAAGTAGTCGGTGGTTGTATTCAACCCCGTTGGCAGCGCGCCGTTTGTGCTTAAGCGAAGGCGCTCGCCGCCAAAAAAGCCGTGAGCGGCTTTTGTGAAAAGACCCGGCGAACCGATCGAGACGGTGAACGCCTGTTGGGTGAACCCTGCGTTCGTAACGAGCGCTGCAAACAGTGCTGCGTAAGTCGTTCTGCTTATCGCAGCACCGTTACACTTCAACCAACCAGTAGGAGCGGTCGCCATTGCGCCGGGCGTCATCATACCGGACGGAACGCCTTGAACAGCACCGATTGCCGCGTCGACCTGCGCCTTCGTGTAGACATCGGCCGACGCTGCCTTTTGCCCAAGCTGAGTGGTAACGGTCTGGGCGAACGTCGGGTTATTTCCTACCGCACCGGCCAGCTTTTCGAGGGTGTCGAGCTCTTCCGGCGGTTCACCGACCACAGCCCCGACGGAGGTATCAACCAGTTCCGTGAGCCCGGTGACGGCGGAGGCAGCGATCGGGAGCACGGCCAAAGCAGCGGCCGTGAGGCGGAGGTCACATTTTGAGCCGGCAGCAAATGCCTTTGCCGTGGTACCTTCCTGCGCTCGAACAATGGTGAGGGTCGCCCCGCTTCGCGCGGTCACTCTCACAATCTCCATATTGCCAGACGGGTCAACGATGGTCAGCGGAAACCAATCGCCGGCGCCGAGCGTGGGGAATTTGCCGGCGTCGCCCGATGCCAGCGCAAGGCTGGTTACGCTGGTGTTGATTGATGCGGCGAGGGTGGAAACCGCATTGTTTGCAATTTTGAGAACCATTTAAGCGTCTTCCCTGATGCGCACGCTTGCTGTGACTTCCTTGGTACGACCGGCATGGGTCGTGATGAGGATCGCGAGAGTTCCTGCTTCGTCGTTGGCGCCGCCGGACATCCAGATCCTTGCCACGAGGTCTGACCACTCAACGTCGGTGACGATGGCGCCGGTGCCGGTCAGGGAGGCAGTTGCGTTTGTGATCCGGTCGCCAGACGGCATCCAGCGGGAGAAATCGAAATCGTAGTCAAGGACGTCGGCGGGAGCCTTTGTCAGAATGGTCGTGCTCATCGGGCCTCCGACTCGCGCGGGACAATGATTCGACGCCCGTCTGCATGGATCGGAAAGGATCGATCTTCGCTGCGGACGAGGGTCCGGCGATTTTCAGTGATGACGTTGCGGCGGTTACGCATCGTCGGGCGGAGATATGAATACCCTGCCTGGCCTAAGGGAATTAGGCGGATCAAGGCACGTCCGTTTGCGATGGGTCGCCGCAATGCAAAGCCGGTGAACGTAAAGGCAACGCCGCTGGCGCCCGTGGCGAGGCGCCGGGCCGTCATCGACCCGGACACCACGATCGAAACCGGGGAAATGCCCGTGATCGCCGTAATCAACCGGCCAGCGATGTCGACCGCGGTTGATCCCGTAGCCATGCGACGTGCCTTAGCCTCACCCGCGGGTGAGACGGCAACGATCGCCGAGCCGGCCATCTCCGCAACGAACCCGCCGCCGTTCAAGGGGTAGCCGTTGACCGCATTTCCATTCACTGATCCGTTGGAAATCATCATTCCACCGTGATCGTTATGGCGTTCTGGCGCACGACAGCCTCGTCAGACGGAAGATAAGTCTTCGGATCATCGAGTTCGCCGACAAAGATACAATTTCCGGCGGTCGGTGCGTCCCAGATCCCGAAGTGCGTAACGATCACCGGTACGGCGCCGTTGTTGTCACCGAATGACATGAGTAGGGCGTTCTCTGATGCCTTCGACGCCGAGGCGTGGAAGCCAGTGCCGACCGCGCCGCCTTGCGCCGCGTCCTGACGAGCGTAGGAAGGCCACTCGGCAGTTGTAACCTCGGACGCGCCTGTCAGCCCGGGATCTCCCGTGTGAAGCGAGACGTAAACGCGCGTCGGAGGGGCAAGCGCGACGCCGCGGAGGAAAAGGTTGAGGATAGCGTTGCCGGCATAAGTGGTGGCAGGCATCAGAGATATGCTCCTCTCGTGCGCAGCGGGGCGCCTTGTTGGCCCCTGACTGCCTTGACGGCCAAATTGTCGAGCTTCGCTTCGAACCATGCGCGATGGTCGACGCCTAGCTGAGGATTGTCGGAGTTGGGCTCCGTCAGGATCTTGGCAGCGGCGCCGCGGCTGATCGTCTCGCCATGATCGTTGAGGAGGAAGGCCGGCAGCGAGAAGGCGTCCCGGGCCGGTTTCAACACAAGGCGAATTTTCATCGTCCCGGTGGCACGCGGAACAACCGTCACCGTATTCGGTTCAAGCTGAGTGACGTAACGAGCAGAGCCGACGTTCTCTGTCTCGAAAGACCAACCCGGGCAATTGGCATCGAGCCAGGCGATCGGCTTCGGTTCTAGTGGATGATCATCCAGCCTTGCCGACTCGATGCTGACGATGTCGGCGTCTCGGTAGGTAGAAAGACCCTGCATGTCGGGCGCCGTGATTGGGAACGTATCGTCTTCGCGCCATAGCTTCAGCCGCTCACAGAACTCTCGCGCTGCGGCGATGACGCATCGCTGAGCAACCAGGTCGCTCACATTCGGAGCGTAGCGCAGCGCGTCCGGCAGAAAGTCGTCGATGTCCAACATCTGGGGCATTACTTCCTCCGTCCCGGGCTGGTGGAGCTCTCAACCTGTGACTGGATGCCGATCGCGGTGGCAAAGGCCTGAAAATGCCGGACCGCCTTGCCCGGATCCGCTGCCGTATCTTCCTTCCCGTTGGCGCGGTAGAGAACGTAATCCTGCACCGCAGGCTGATATTGATCGTCGATGCCGACTTCGACGTCCCACGTCTCGATGTCGGTGACGTCTCCGTCCTGCAGATCGGTGATCAGTGGCGGGAGCTTCGAGACGGCAGCTTCTACCCGGCCGGTGCCGTCGTTGCCTGGGAAGACGAAGTAGTTTTTCGGCAGCAGCTCGTCGAACACGAAATGCCGCACCTCGCGCCGGAACGGGACATAGGCCGGATCGTGCCAACGGGGAGCGTTCGCATCGAGCTCGGCGCGGGAAACCGAGCGGACCATCCGGCCGGCTGCTCCATTCGTGCCTTCAATGTTACGAACGATGTCGAGAAGCTGGACGACGTTGTCGGGCACAGCCTGCTTGGTGCCTTTCGCCAGCGTTAGTTCCATCAGTTCGCTCGACGCCGATGGCTTGGCGACGATGATCGCTTTCACCGCGTCCTCGATGTGGTGGGCGAGCTCCTCGAGCGGCCAACGCACGTGTTCGCTGTCGAGAAGATCGACCGAGACACGTAGCATGATGTCCTTCGCCTTCATCGTTACCCCTGACGACGCTTACCGCGACGGGCCGGCACAACCGGAGCGGCGGCTGGCTGCGGGGGAGAGAGAGGCGAGGCTGGTTGCCCATCAGGGTCCAACAGGGTCGGTCCCGGGAGCTCCGGAGCGACGAGATAGTGCTCGACGGAAAGAAAGCAGATCTGGTGAGCGAGGTTATGAACCTCGGCAACCGCTCTGCCATGCTCGTCGGTACGGAAAGCATATGTGTCGCTTCCAACCGTTCGTTCGCCTGGTCCGAGCTTGCATTGAATGAGCGCCATACCAATTCCTCTCAAAAAAGAGGGGGCCTCGCGCACGAGCCCCCCATCGAAGTGTAAAGGCGGCTCGGTTACGTGGTCGCGTAGTAGGCGGTGAGGCCGATCTCGCCGCCGGGCGTAAAGGTCGCGATGCTGCCGGTGATCTTGATGCCGATCCCGCGAGTGGTGTCGGTGGGAGTTACCCGGAACGCGGTTTTCAAGGTCGGACGAGCAACGCCGCCGGCCTGAAGAAGCGTGGACGCCGAGAAGAACTCAGCGCCCACGGTGCGAGCGTTGTCGTTGACACCAAAGAGGCCGGACATGACGCCGACGTCGCAGGTGAGAACGGTGCCGCTGTCCATGTCGTCCGTATCGAGGATCAGATCCATGACGCGGCAGCCGACCGGGATAGGGGCGAGTTCAAGGATATCGTTGAGTGCCGGCGCAGCCGTGAAAATGTGGCTGAAGCGATGTGCAACGACGTGGCCGGCGAAAGCCGGGAAGGGCGCGAGGACGATGCCCTTGGAGTATTTGCTCTGGATGAGCGCCATCGAAAGTCTCCTGGCCGTGAAGAAGGGGGGAGCTTGGCGGGCGTGCCCGCCAAACGGTTAGGCTGCGTTCGGATCTTTGGCGGCGGTGTCCAGCGCGAGGACGCCGAAGTCGCGGTTGTTGAACCGGGTCTTTTTGACGCCCACGATCAGGCCGGCCGAGATCACCGGTTCGTTGCCGTGGTCCTGCATTTCTTCGGTCCAAGAGAAGCGGAAGCCTCCCGTGGAGCCGAAGGCAATGACGGCAGCCTGGCGGCCCATGAAGAGAGCGCGAGCGGCCGCGACGTTGTTGCCGGCGCCGTAATCCGAGAAGCGGATTACGTCCTCGTGCTCATGCAGGACGGTGTTGTTGATCATGCCGAGGCCACCCTTGAATATCGGGGTGTTCTTGCCTTCCGCCGTGATGAGCGCCTTCTGGATTTCCAGCCAGCCGCTGGTATCGGCGGTGCGCATATCGTGAGCCTGGAACTTGCTCATGACGCAGACGTAATGGCTTTCGCCATTGATCATCAGCGGCATCATCTGCGCATTTTCAGGCGTGGTGGCCGCCATCATGCTCGCCTTGACGCCGGCCTTCTCGATCGTCGCCTTGGCCATCTTATCGGCAGCGTCGATGGAGCCCTTGCTGGTCGCGTCGCCGCCATAGAGGATATGGTCGGTGTCGGGCGCCTGGATCGGGTTGGTGGCGTGGCCGGTCCAATCCGGCGACTCGATGAAGTTTTCATTCATGCCACGCGCGCCGGCGGTGTAGATGAAAATCATCTGGTCGGTGAATTTGGACCAGTAATCCGAGAGGCGGTCCTTGCCGATCTTCCGGATGTTGTGCGTGGTGCGCTTGCGGCTCATCTTGCCGCCAGCGGAGACGCCGTGCCTCATCTGGTCGATTTTGATCTCGTCCGAGAAAAAGCGGAGGTTTTCCTCCTTACCCTGCAGGCGCTGGTCGCCGTAAGTCGGCTTGGCGCGGAGCTGGACGGAGAGGTCGAAGGTGATGGTGTCGCCGGCATCGGATTCGAGGTCGGTGAGCCGCTGGATCGCGTATTCGTCGCTTTCGCCGATGAACTTGCGGTCCCAATAGCTCTTCCGCATGGTGTCGACCATGAGGCTGCCGGACCACTTTTTGACGGCGAGGGGGGAGCCGAAGGGGACTGTCGTGGGGGCCATGAGTGCCAATCTCCTGTTGAGGACAATCAGCACGTCTTGCGCAGTCACGTTCTAATTACTGGAAATGGCGGATTGTTGCAATAAGAGGCGCGTGTTATTGAACACGCGTCTGCGCAGGACGTGCGGCTTCATCAATGGAGCTGCCAAAATGAGCGCAACAAACATCATCCCCGAGGATTGGAAGCCCGCCGCGAAGATGCAGCGGATCATCTGCCATTGGACGGCAGGCGCCCATAAGGCGTCAGATTTCGACCGCGGGCACTATCACATCCTGATTGAGGCCGACGGCAAGCTGATCCGGGGCATCCCCACGATCGACGCCAACCAGGCGCCGGTTGGCAAGAACTATGCCGCCCATACCCTCAACTGCAATACGGGCTCGATCGGCGTCTCGCTCTGCTGCATGGCCGATGCCGTCGAGGCACCATTCAACCCGGGCAAGCATCCCATGACTGAGAAGCAGTGGGATACGCTGGCGGCCGTCGTTGCCGACCTCTGCCGGGAATACAAGATCCCGGTCGGCCCGAAGACGGTGCTCTCGCACGCTGAGGTTCAGTCGAACCTTGGCATCCAGCAGCGCGGCAAGTGGGATTTCACCCGTCTCGCTTTCGCGCCGAGTGTCAAAGGGGCGCAAGCCTGCGGCGACAATCTCCGCGCCGCCGTCGCCAAGCTGCTCTAGGTCGCGATGATCCAGAAGGGCCTCATCATCGCCTGCGCCGTCTTGCTGCTCGCCCTCGTCGGAGTTGGCCTGGCATTCCATTGGCGCGGGCAGACCATCGAAACGCTGACCGCTGAAAAAGCGCTCGCTAAACGACAGCTCGACGAGGTGAACGCCGACCTCGAACAGTCGGAGAAGAACCACAACCGAATCGTCCAGGAAAAGGACGCACTGCTTGCCGCTGAACTGGCGAGGGCTCTCGCAGAGCGAACCCTCGCGGTTCGGATGGCAGAGATCAAAAAGGATATCGACAATGCCCCGGAAAGCAGCGCGGTTCGCGATAGTGCTCCTTTCACTGCTCTCTTTGACGGCTTGCGTCTCCTCGAAGGAGAAGGTGACCGTGACGGGGCCAACAGTAGCCTACCAGTCGCAGGACCGGCCGGAGCAGCAGCTCCCGACCCCGGCAATGCCGAAGCTGCCCCCAAAGGGCGCGGCCGATAAGGAATTGGCGAACTATACCGCCAGCCTCTACGACGGCCTGAAATCCTGCAAAGTCTCCATCGAGACCTACAAGCAATTCCGACGAGCGACCGGAGGCCTTCCGCAATGAGCTTCTGGGACTACATCACCATCGACGACGTGAAAACGGCAATGGCAGGCATCGCAGGTAGCGCCGTGTCGGTCGCGATGGAATGGAACGGGATCGGCTCCGGCGTTCGTCGGTTGTTCGTCGGTGCCGTCGCGGCATACTTTCTGGCGCCAATCGGGATACCGATGTTTCAGTGGGCGTTGGGTCACCTCGAGGTGCCGGGGGAACAGTCTGCCAGCGTCGGGGGTTTCATCATCGGTATAGGCGGCGTTATCATCGTCGAGATCATCCTGAAGGCATTCCGCATAAGAAGCGCCGAGATCGGGAGACGGCATCGCCATGACGAAGCTTAAAGCACGGCATTTCACCCAGGCGGCGCGGCCACAGGGCCGCGTAATCGTTGTCGCGATCGTGATCAGCGTGGTGTGGCTGGTTGCCAGCGCCTTGGCGCACTGATCTAGGCCCGGCGTTCTCCTCAAAAATAGATGGCGCCCAGCTTGACCGACTTCGCATGTTTTCGCATAGTGTTGCGAGCGGACAGACCCGAGGCGCTAAGCGCCATTTCCCCTTTGAAATTATGACACGCGCCCCAGCGCCTGCCTTCGGAGTTTCCGCATGTCCTCAAACCAAGCCGTAGATCCCTTCCTCACCTTGAAGGATATCGAGGCGATCACTCAGGTGAACCCCAGCACCATCTATCGCTGGATTGACAAGAACTTGTTTCCTGCGCCGATCAAGCTCGGCGTCAATTGCGTTCGCTGGCGCACCTCGGCGATCAACGCTTGGCAGGAGAGCTTGGAAAATAAGGTATTTTAA